CGGATCACTAAGGGCGCAAGGGATTGGAAAAATATCACAATAAATAAAATAAAATGGAAAACTACAAAAGAGTAATAAAACACTTAAAGAAAGAAGAGCTATCAACACAAAAAGTTGAGCTTGGAAATATGAGCGCTTTAAAGGGTGCTTTGTTAATTTTAAAAAATATTGAAAAAAAAGCTACAAGCGTAGTAGATGACTTGATTGAAAAAGTAGATAGGTCAATAAGGTCTTGGAGAGAAATGAATAAATATAGAAATGAAATTTATAATTTTACAGAAAGAGAAGTAGAAGGCATCCTAAAAACTTTTGAGGCTAATGCTAAGGAGTTGGGTATTAGAGCAGATGATATACAAGAGTATAAAGAAGTAAAAAAATTGCAAGACACAGCAAAGCAAGTTATAAAACTTTTAGATAGAATTAAAATCCCTAAAGAGCCTTTAGCATAAAACAATAAATTAAAAATGCAAAATTAATTTTTAAACATTATATATTAATATGAAATCAAATGATATGATAACTAAAATCAAAGAGGTTTTAAACTTGACAGAAGAGGTCAAGCTAGAACAACTAAAACTTGAGAACGGTACTATTTTAGAGGCAGACTCTTTTGAATCTGGCAAAGAAGTCTTTATTATTACTGAGGACGAGAAAGTAGCCCTACCAGTTGGGGAGTATGAATTAGAGGACGGTCGCAGCTTACTTGTTGAAGAGGTAGGCTTAATTGCTGAAATCAAAGCTGAAGAAGAAGAAAAAGAAGAAGTAGAGGCAGAAGAAGAAAAAGAAGAAATGCAATACGCTACAAAAGAGGAACTAGCAGAGGTTAAAGAAATGATCGAAGAGATCAAATAAAATAAAATGAGTGTAACAATTACAAGTTCTTATGCTGGCCAGTTTGCTGGGAAGTATATCGCAGCAAGTTTACTAGCTGCAAAAACTATCGATGACGGAGCAATAACAGTGCTTCCTAACATCAAATACAAAGCAGCTATGAAAGTAGGGGCTTTTTCAAACTTAATCAAAGGGGCTTCCTGTGACTTTGACACTGCCACTTCTAGTTTAGCTTTGACAGAAAAAGTCTTGACTCCAAAAGAGTTACAAGTCAATATTGACATTTGTAAAAAAGACTTGCACAGCGATTGGGAAGCTGCTCAAATGGGCTTTAGTGCTTTTGACAATTTGCCCCCTTTATTCTCTGATTTTGTTATCTCAAGAGTGGCTGCCGAGGTTGCCTCTTCTACTGAGACATCAATTTGGGACGGTGCTTCTGGTGCTGATAACTTTGACGGCCTTAGAGCCTTAGCCCTAGCGGACGGAACTGTAAACGATGTTACTGGTACTGCTTCAACTTCTGCTAACGTAGTTGCTGAGTTAGGTAAAATTGTAGACGCTATTCCTTCTGGGGTTTATGGTGCTGACGATTTATACATTTATGTATCTCAAAACATCTTTAAAAGTTATGTACGCGCTTTAGGTGGTTTTGCTGCAACAAACAGCGGTGTAGACGCTAAGTCTCACACTTTCTACAACGGTGGGGAGTTAAGCTTTGACGGTGTTAAATTGTACCCAACAAGCGGACTAAGAGATAACTGCGCTATCGCTGCAAGACAATCAAACTTATTCTTTGGAACTGGTCTACTAGATGACAGAAACGAGGTACGAGTTATTGATATGGCAGAGAATGACGGAAGCCAAAACGTAAGAGTCGTTATGCGATACACTGCTGGGGTTCAAATCGGAGTTGGTGCAGACGTAGTTCTTTACGATTAATAACAACAATTAACTAACATAAGAAGGGTGGGCAAAACTGCCTACCCTTTTTTATTAAATCTAAAAATATGGCTTGTGCAATCACAAAAGGTAGAGGGGTAGGATGTAAAACCGCCTTTGCTGGAATCAACAATATTTACATACTAGACTACAGCGATGCTATTGCAGCTTTAGGGGACTCAAGCGGAACAATAACACTGCCAACGGATAACAGTGCAGAGTTCTTTAAGTTTGAAGTACAAGGGGCTTTAAGTAGCCTTGAGACTGCTGTAACAAGTTCAAGAGATAATGGTACTACTTTTTACGAAAGTACCTTAAACATCACTTTTCAAAACTTAGACGTAGCAACTCAAGAAGAGCTAAAACTCTTAAACAGAGGAAGAGCGCACTACGTAGTTGAGTTATTTCAAGACGGTGCTGGGAACACTAAAAGACTTTTACTAGGTCGAGACAACGGCTGTGAGGTTACTGCTGGAACAATCGTTACTGGTGCTGCCCCTGGAGATTTACAAGGGTTTACATTGACGGTAGTAGCTACAGAGGTATTCCCACCGTTTTTCTGTACTGCTCCAGACGTAGCAAGTGCTTCACCTATTACGCCAGCGTAGTAGTTTATTTATATTTAAAACGAGCCTTCCTTTTTGGAGGGCTTTTTTTTATACAAAATATTTTAGTTTTATTTATATATTAGTATGAAGATTATAACAACAAGCGGCACTAAGGCTTTAAAGATCATACCAAGGACTTTTTTTGCTGGAACTATTAATCTAAAACTAACAAACGAAAGTACAGGCGGTGTAGTGAATACAACAGCTACAGCCTCAACAGATAAAAATTATATGAGCTTTACTGGTACTTTTGGCACTCTTGTAGAAGGGGAGTTTTACAATTTAGAGGTTTTATTGTCTGGGGCTACAATATACAAAGACAAAGTATTTTGCACAGATCAAACAATAAACCAAACAAACAACGATTACTATTCTGTTAATAGTGGAGAATATAACACAGAGAATAGCTTTGATAACGATTATATTATTTTATGAACGATTTAAGAATAGTTAATTTAAGCAGCTATACAAGCCCAGAGATTATTGAGAAATCTAACAAGAAGTTTGTAGCTTACGGAAGTGATAACAACTACTTTCAATATCTTATAGACAGATACAACGGCAGCCCTACTAATAACGCTATTATAAACGGTGTGAGTCAAATGATTTACGGCAAAGGCTTAGATGCCTTAGACTCCAATAAAAAACCAGAGCAATACGCTCAGATGATAGGTTTATTTAACAAGGATTGTGTAAGAAAGCTGTGTTATGATCTAAAACTTATGGGTCAATGTTCTATGCAAGTTATTTACTCAAAGGACAGAAAGACAATAGCACAAGTTGAGCATATTCCTGTAGAGAATCTAAGAGCGGAGAAATGCAACGAAAAAGGAGAGATAGCCGCTTATTACTATTCTGATAACTGGCAGAAGGTAACAACAAGAACAGAACTTAAAAGAATCCCAGCCTTTGGATATTCAAACGAAAATATAGAGATTGTTTACGTCAAACCTTACCGAGCTGGTTATAAGTACTATTCAAGCCCAGACTACCAAGGGGGGCTGCAATATGCAGAACTAGAAGAGGAAATATCTAACTATCACTTAAACAACATACTTAACGGCCTCGCTCCGTCTATGCTTATCAACTTTAATAACGGCACTCCTAACGCTGAGGAACGTCAAATGCTAGAGAATCGTATATACCAAAAGTTTAGCGGATCAAGTAACGCTGGTAAGTTTATTCTAGCTTTCAACGACAATGCAGAAAGCGCAGCACAAATAGAGCCTATTCAATTAAGTGATGCTCACAATCAATACCAATTTTTGTCAGACGAGAGCGGTAAAAAAATAATGGTAGCTCACCGAATTGTTAGCCCTATGCTTTTAGGAATCAAAGACAGCACTGGTCTGGGTAATAACGCAGACGAATTGCAAACCGCTAGTATATTAATGGACAATACCGTTATTAGACCTTTTCAGCATCTTTTAATAGATGCCTTTGATAGTATACTATCTTTTAACAATATAGCCTTAAAACTATACTTTAAGACCCTACAGCCGCTTGAATTTACAGACCTTGAAAATGTAGAGGACGAAGAGACAAAAGAGGAAGAGACAGGCGTAAAACTTAATAAGGTTTGTTGTTCTAGTGACGAGCTTACAGACGAGTTAGGAGATATTTTATTTGACGGTCTTGACGGAGAAATTATGTCTGAGGAGTGGGAAGTAGCAGCGGAGAGAGACCACAGCGAGGACAATGAAGAGCTTGAGGATTGGGCAGCTAATTTTATAGACAAAAAAGAAACATTTAACATAGCAGCGAGTCCAAACAGATTTAGCTATTTAGACAAGTCTACATATAAAGTCCGTTACAAGTATGCTATAGGCTCAAGAAAAAAATACAAAGAAGGAAGTAAATCTAGGCTATTTTGTACAAATATGATGGCAGCTTCAAGGGCTGGTGTTGTTTATAGAATTGAAGACATTGATAGAGCTTCAAGGAACTTAAATTTCAAGGCGGCTGAGTTACCAATGCACAACGGACAGAAATTCGATTTGTTTCGACATAAAGGCGGAATTTACTGCCGCCATATCTTCAAAGAGGTACTCTATAAATTAAAGGTAGGCAAAGAAATATCTACTGATATTGCAGACTATAAAAAAACAAAAGATATACCAAAGTCTTACAAACCAACACCAAGAGGCTCAAAGGAGTCAAAGATAGCACCTATTAACACACCTACTAAAGGAGCATACTCGTAAAATATGGCAACAGCACTTTTTATAAATAGAACAGACCTTGTAAAAAACTCTATCTTAGACGGCAACGTAGATACTGACAAATTTATACAGTTTATTAAGGTAGCCCAACAAATCGACATCCAGAACCTTTTAGGAACGGATCTCTACAATAAGATAAGTGCTGATATTACAAGCGGTGCTGGTGGGGGCACTGGTTTAACTGGTAATTATTTAACGCTAGTTAATACTTATGTACAACCTACTTTAATTTGGTTTGCTCAAATGAATTACATTCCATTCGCGGCTTATAGTATAAAAAATGGGGGGGTATTCAAAGGGTCAAGTGAAACAGCAGAAACAGTAAATAAAAACGAAGTAGACTATCTAGTAGACAAAGCAAGAGAATACGCAAACTATTACTCGACTCGCTTAGTAGACTATTTGCAGTTTAATACAGATTTGTTCCCTGAGTACAATTCAAACACAGATAACGATATACACCCTGATACAGATACAACCTTTAAAGGCTGGGTTTTATGAAGTATAAAGTAAAAGAGACAAACCTTACTAAACTAAAAAAATACATTATTGAAACTTTGAAAAAAGAAGAGATAAAAGAAAAACCAAAAAACAATGAGTAACCCTATCTTAGCTTTAATACCAAGCGGCTACAACACCGCCAAGGTTTACTCTATTCTACCAAGTGACGGCACTGGGGATTTTACCTACGATAGAGACACTCCAACAGAAGGCACTAGAATAAGAGAGGATGGTATAATGGAGTTGATGGGCAATGACATACCTAGGCTTGATTGGTTAAATAGCAACTGCCCTAGTTTACTTATAGAGGCTGCAAGAACAAACAGACAGATAAGGTCTGAAGAGTTCGATAACGCAGCTTGGGTTAAACAAGCAGACATTACAGTGACAGCAAACCAAGTGACCGCACCTACTGGAGAAATGACAGCAGACAAAATACAAAGGGGGTCAACTACAAACACAAACAACTTTATTTCTGACAGTGTTAGTAAAAGCGGCTCAAGTGCTTTAGATGCTTGTACCTCTGTTTTTGTAAAACAAGGGGAAGGGGATTTTTTCGCTATGAGAGCGCAAGGGTCAGGACTCAACCAAGTGAACGGAGTTTACCAATTCAGCACTAATACTTTTACAACAAGCGCAGACGGTAGCGGTTTTACTGTAACAAGTTCAAAGGTTGAAAATTACGGCAGTGGTTGGTATAGACTTTCTATTGTTTACAATACAGACACCGCAGCAACAATAACAACAGTATTCAGCCCTAGAGGTACGACTGGGGACGTAGACGATACCGATACTAGTACGACTGCTTTTGTTTATTTGTGGGGCTGTCAAGTAGAAGAGGGATC